CAAACATACAACAGATCATTGCGATTGCACCCAGAACCGAGCCTCTGGAAACACCAATCAATGTAACTAAAGAAAAAGTGACTAGTCATTGGAACCCAAATCACACTTATGTTGAAACAAGAATAACCGAGTGCGACAATATTGACAATGGCTCTTAAAGAGCCATTGTGGTAAGATTAGGAAATTAACCAAAGGAGTAAAAAATGTACTTAGTAATAGAACAAACAACATTTGAAACAGTAACAGATTTATACATAGTTAAATCTCAAGACGAAAGTTTCAGTAATGCCCAAAAGAAAAAAGAGGCGTTGGAGTTGTTGAACGAAAAACAAGACACATATTATTATGTGTGTGCATTACCAGTTAAAATGCAAAAAACTGCATAGTGCGACACAATGCACAATGGCGACTAAGTCGCCATTGTGTTAAGATTAGGAAATTAACAAAAGGAGTAAAAAATGCCAATGCCAACATCAGTTTTAAATACTTTAATTAAATTACGACACATGAGTGGAGAGGAAATTAGAGAGTATTTTCAAAAAAGAGCAGACTTTCAAAACAGCAACCCAAAGCACAGAAAATTTGGTTGGACAGCTAAAGAGTTAGCTGAAGATCAAGAAAAATGGCATGGACTAAAAAACGAAAAAACCTATTCAAAACATTTTCAAGATGATGCAGATAGTAAATGGAGAAAAATTTCTGAGTTAGGAGATTAACTGCGACAATATTGACAATGGCGGGTAACCCGCCATTGTGCTAAGATACGTTATTAACAAATAAAGGAGAAATAAAATGGGACAATTAAAACAACAAACAATGATCGATGCAACAGAGGAGAGAAAAAATAGACTCAATGGTCAATCTGTTTTACTTACACCACATGAGGCAAAAATTCATGATGATATATTTATCAATGAATTAGACGCAACATTGGAAGATAAAAAAGCGGGTATTGTTGGACACTCTAAAAAATGGGAACTAGTCCGAGAGGGTTTAGATTATTTTAGAGAACACAACGCAGAGGCGTATATGGTATTACTAGATTAACAACCTCCTAGTGTTAATAAGCCACGCGACAAAATGTCGCGTGGTGCAACAACATGTGACAAAATGTCACATGCGACAAAATGTCGCAGGCGCCTGCGGCGCCGGAACTGTACCGCTCGCTTCGCTCGCGGGGGACTCGCTCGCTTCGCTCGCTCGAGATTTGATAGAGGTACCAACCCATTTTTAAAGTTTGAACTTTCTTGTTAATTCTATTCCCTTGATAATTATAGGAGTCTCTATATACTTAATAATATATAAGGTTTTACATATAAGTAACCCTAAAATACTTTTGGTTATTTGAAAACATATCTGAAAAAATTTTGCAAAATTTTTTTTCGAATGCAATTATGGACAAAGAGAAATTAAAAAATTTAGATAAGCTACCGCCTGATATTAAAAGGCAATTTGCTCTTTACATGAATAAATGGAAAGAGAAGAAAAAAGAAACAGATATTAAAAATGACTTCATGGCTTTCGTTAAACACGTATGGCCAGATTTTATAGAAGGTAGACATCACAAAGATGTTGCTAAAAAATTTAATGACATTGCTAATGGTAAAACAAAACGTGTTATAATTAATATGGCACCTAGACATACTAAATCTGAATTTGCCAGTTATCTATTCCCTGCCTGGATGGTAGGTAGAAATCCTAAATTAAAAATTATTCAATCAACTAACACAACTGAATTATCTGTAAGGTTTGGACGTAAAGCAAAACAACTTATGGATACTCCAGAATATAAAGAAGTATTTAAAACAAGACTAAAAGAAGATTCTCAAGCTGCTGGTAAATGGGAAACTCAACAAGGTGGAGAATATTATGCTGCCGGTGTTGGATCTGCAATTACTGGAAGGGGTGCTGATCTATTAATTATTGATGACCCACATACTGAGCAAGATGCATTGAACGCTCAAGCATTGGATAGAACTTATGAGTGGTATACATCTGGTCCACGTCAACGTCTTCAACCTGGTGGAACAATTATTATTGTAATGACTAGATGGAATGAAAAAGATTTGGCGGGTAGATTACTTAAAGCACAAAAAGAACCTAAAGCTGATCAATGGGAACTAATTGAGTTTCCTGCTATCATGCCATCAGGTGATCCCCTGTGGCCTGAATACTGGAACTTGAAAGACTTAGAAGGAGTTAAAGCTTCTATTCCATTATCAAAATGGAATGCACAGTACATGCAAAATCCAACCGGTGAAGAAGGTGCATTGATTAAAAGAGAATGGTGGCAAAATTGGGAAGGAGACATTCCTCCTTTAGAACATGTTATACAATCTTATGACACGGCTTTTATGAAAAAAGAAACAGCTGACTATTCTGCTATTACTACTTGGGGTGTATTTCATCCTAATGAAGATAGTGGTCCTTGTTTAATGTTAGTTGATTCTGTTAAAGGTAGATTTGAGTTTCCAGAATTAAGACGTGTTGCATTAGATCAATACGGCTACTGGCAACCGGAGACAGTGATTATAGAAGGCAAAGCATCCGGGCTTCCTCTAACTTATGAATTAAGAAAATCTGGAATACCTGTAATAAATTTTACACCATCACGTGGTAATGATAAACACACAAGAGTTAATTCTGTATCTCCATTGTTCGAGTCTGGTAAAATATATGCACCTGGTGATATGGACTTTGCTCAAGAAGTAATTGAAGAATGCGCTGCTTTTCCATATGGAGATCACGATGATTTAGTCGATTCTATGACTCAAGCAGTGATGAGATTTAGACAAGGTGGATTAATTCAACACCCTGAAGATTATGAAGATGAACCTTTACAACAGACTCCAAAAGTGTATTATTAGGTATTATGGCAAAAGAAGACGATCAAAGATTAATAGATATGCTCAGAGCTATTGAAGCTGGTGAGACTTTAGAAGACCTTAACGATCCTGAAGAATATGAGGACATGGGTGGTATTAACTCATTAAAAGGTGCGCCATCAATTAAAATGGCATCAGAAACTGGTGCAGAAGAATTTGAATTAGAACTAGGTACAGTTATAGCTGAATATAATGATTTAAAATCAAGAGGTGACCCTGCAGTTAAAGGTATTTCTTTAGATGAATATATAAATGATTATCTTTCTAAAAAGAAAATGATGAAAATGATGAAAGAAAATAGAGCTATGGCTATGGGTGGTGGTATGATGAGAATGGGTTATGCTGGCGGAACAGGTGATGAAGAAATTGTTGAGCCATCAAAATCAATGCAAGTAGATACAACTACAGGTGAAGGCGCTAATATTTTTCCAATTAGTGAAACAAAAGATGGACCACTTGGCCCAGATCCTTATTATAAAAGAAAAATAGATTTAGATATTGAGATGATAAAAAAATTAATTGAGAAAAGAAAAAAAGAAAAGAAAAAACTAGCTATGGGCGGTATCGCAGGAGTCCTGTAGTGACTGATAAAGCTCCTCCTAAAAAACCTAAAAAATATTTACCAATGTTGAACATGCTTAATTCTGAAGCAGCTGTTAACACTTTAGCTCCAAAAACTTACGTTGATTTAGTTAGTATGTTTTCAAAAAAAGCATATGATAATGGAGAGCTAGAAATAGATGAATATTTAGATATTGTTAAACCATTATTTGGTGAGACAGGAGAAAAGGTAACTAATAAAATAAAAGAGTATGAAGATGAACTTGAAAAATATGCAACTGGTGGCAGAGTTAATTTTTTAGATGGTGGTGATACAAAATATAATGCGATGGTTACAGCTAAGTATATTGAACTAGGTGGTAAAGAAGGAACTGGTATGGATATAGATTCTTTTGCAAAAGAATATTTTCCTAAGTTTGCTGATGGAGGCCGAGCACAATTTGGTATAGGCTCCTTGGATCCTGATGCAGAACTAAGTGAAAAGGTAAAAAAACTTATGGACGATGGTTATGAATTTGGTGAAGCAGTTAAAAAAGCTATGGAGGAAACAAGAAAAAACCAAGGTAGTGGTACAATGCCTAAATCTGAAAAATGGATGAGAGAATATTTCTTCGATGGTAAAGGTGGATATGATGATAGAATGTCATATAAAGAATTTGCTTTAGGACCAGGACAAGAATTATACAAAAGACTTGGTAATGACTAAAAGACTAACTAGAACAATTCCTCCGGAATCAGGGCCCATGCCTCAGGGGTTGAATATTAACTATAATGGTGTTAAACAGATAAAACTTACGGAGAAAAAATATAATGGCAGATATAGACAAAGCACTTCCAAACGAAGTCAGAAAAACAGTTAATGTTCCTGGTGAAGAACAGATACAAGAAGAAATTGTAGAAGAAGCTCAGGTACAAGAACAGTCACCTGATGATGTTGAAGTTTCAGAAAATGAAGATGGATCAGTAGATATTAATTTAGATCCTGCTGCAGCATCACCTGAAGGTGGTGATGAGCATTATGCAAACTTAGCAGATTTTTTACCTGACGATGTACTTGGAAGATTAGCATCAGATTTATCTAGTAAGTATCAAGACTATACTTCTTCAAGAAAAGATTGGGCACAAACTTATACACAAGGTTTAGACCTTTTAGGTTTTAAATATAATAATAGAACTGAACCATTCTCAGGAGCTTCAGGTGCAACACATCCAGTTCTTGCAGAAGCAGTTACACAGTTTCAAGCTTTAGCTTACAAAGAATTATTGCCATCAAATGGACCAGTTAGAACACAAACTGTAGGTGTATCAACTCCAGAAAAAACTCAGCAAGCAACTAGAGTAAAAGATTTCATGAACTACGAGTTAATGGAAAAAATGAAAGAGTACGAACCAGATTTTGATCAGTTATTATTTAACTTACCATTAGCAGGTTCTGCTTTTAAAAAAGTCTACTATGACGATATGGAACAAAGAGCCGTAAGTAAATTTGTTCCTGCAGATGATTTAATTGTTCCGTACACAGCTACCTCATTAGACGATGCGGAAGCAATTATTCATCGTGTAAAAATTTCTGAAAACGATTTAAGAAAACAACAAGTTGCAGGTTTTTATAAAGATATAGAAATTGGAAAACCTGGAGACAAAGAAACTGAAGTTGAAAAAAAAGAAAGAGAACTTGAAGGAGTAACAAGAACTGTAAACGAAGATGTTTATACATTATTAGAATGTCATATTGATTTAGACTTAGAAGGTTTCGAAGATATAAATCAAGAGACTGAGGAACCATCAGGAATTAAAGTTCCATACATTGTAACATTAGAAGAAAATTCAAGAGAAGTTTTATCTATTAGAAGAAACTATGAAGTAGGTGATGTAAAGAAAAATAAAATTAATTATTTTGTACACTTTAAATTTTTACCAGGTCTAGGTTTTTATGGCTTTGGTTTAATTCATATGATTGGTGGATTATCTAGAACTGCAACTTCTGCATTAAGACAGTTGTTAGATGCAGGAACTTTATCTAACTTACCTGCAGGATTTAAAATGCGTGGTATTAGAATTAGAGATGATGCACAATCAATTCAACCAGGTGAATTTAGAGATGTAGATGCACCAGGTGGTAATTTAAGAGACTCATTTATGATGTTACCATTTAAAGAACCATCAGCTACATTATTAAACTTAATGGGTATTGTTGTTCAAGCAGGACAAAGATTTGCATCAATTGCAGATTTACAAGTTGGTGATGGTAATCAACAAGCAGCAGTTGGAACTACAGTTGCGTTATTAGAACGTGGCTCTAGAACTATGTCTGCTATTCACAAAAGAATTTACTCTGCTCTTAAACAAGAATTTAAATTATTAGCAAGAGTATTCAAATTATATCTACCTCCGGAATATCCGTATGATGTAGTTGGGGGTCAAAGAATGATTAAACAAACAGACTTTGATGATAGAGTAGATATATTGCCAGTTGCTGATCCCAACATTTTTTCACAAACTCAGCGTATTTCCCTCGCGCAAACTGAGTTGCAACTGGCACAATCAAATCCACAAATGCACAATTTATATAATGCATATAGAAATATGTATGAAGCATTAGGTGTAAAAGATATTGATCAAGTATTAGTTAAACCAATGCAACCTATGCCAAAAGATCCAGCATTAGAACACATTGATGCATTAGCTGGAAGACAGTTTCAAGCTTTTCCTGGTCAAGATCACAGAGCTCACATTACAGCTCACTTAAATTTTATGGCAACAAACATGGCTAGAAATAATCCTATGATTATGGCAAGTTTAGAGAAAAATATTTTTGAACATATTAGTTTAATGTCTCAAGAACAGATTGAATTAGAGTTTAGAGATGAATTAATTCAGTTACAACAGATGCAACAAATGGCACAACAGAATCCTGCACTACAACAACAGGTTCAAATGCTTACTCAGAAGATTGAAGCAAGAAAAGCTCAGTTGATTGCAGAGATGATGGAAGAATTTATGAAGGAAGAAAAAGAAATTACTTCACAATTTGACAATGATCCTATTGCAAAACTAAGAGCAAGAGAATTAGACCTTAGAGCAATGGAAAATCAACGTAGAAAAGAGCAAGATCAAGAGAAAATTGATCTTGATAAGATGAAAGCAATGATGAATCAACAAAATCAAGAAGAAAAACTTGAACAAAATGAAGATTTAGCAGAATTACGTGCTGATACATCAATTCAAAAAACTGTTTTAAGTAAAACTTTACCTAATGCAAAAGATATGATGCCAAATGTCGAAATTATTCGTAGTGGAAACGAATAATAATGACAAAATACTAAAAAAAGGTTACTATAAATTAACTAAGGAGAAAAATTATGGAAAAATTAGATAAAATTGTTGAAATCAAGTCAGAAGATAAAATGAATCTTGAAATTGACCCAAGATCTAAGACAACAGCTGATGGTGCTTTTAACTACGTCGCAAAAGGTGAAGAAGTTGAAGTAAGAGGCACTAAAAGAATGCTGAAAGAGAAGTCTAAAAAAGCTAGATGGATCTAATATGTGGTTATCGGCAATTAAACTAGCCGTTTCTGCTGGAAGTAAGATTTATGCTAACAAGCAGAAGGCAAAAGTCGCAATGTCAGACGCACAACTGTTACATGCAGAGCGTCAAGCTCGAGGTGAGGAAGCTTACCAGGGTAAATTATTAGAAGCACGTCAAAACGATTATAAGGACGAATTTGTTCTTGTAATATTGTCTGCCCCTATAATTGTGCTTGCGTGGGGAGTCTTTTCAGACAATCCAGTTGCTATGGAAAAGGTAAAAATTTTCTTTGAACACTTCGCGGCACTGCCGACATGGTTTTCGACATTATGGATTCTTGTAGTTGGAAGTATTTTTGGTATAAAGGGTACACAAATATTTAAAAACGGAGGAAAAAAATAATGAGAAAAAAGTTTGGTAACGGCGGCAATGGTCTAACTAAAGCACAAAAAACTTTACCACCAGAATTAAAAAAGAAAATTTTAATGTCTAAAGGTAAAAAGAAAAAATCTAAATCAATGATGAAGAAAGCAATGGGTATAGCGTAATGGCTAAACTTTGTGCAAAAGGTAAAGCAGCTGCCAAAAGAAAATTTAAGGTTTACCCAAGCGCATATGCAAACATGTACGCATCAGGAGTTTGCTCTGGTAAAATTACACCAGGTGGTAAAAAAGGAAGTAGAAAAAAAGCTGGCAGTGGTGGTCACATGGTTGCTGGTTTAGCAAGAAGAAAAAGAGCGTCGTGTGCGTAGGAATTTTTCAGAGGGTGGTTTAAGAAAATGGGTATCGGAGAAATGGGTAGACATTGGAGCACCGAAGAAGAATGGGAAATACCAACCATGCGGAAGAAGCAAAGGGAGCAAGAGAAAATATCCGAAGTGCGTTCCACTTGCAAAAGCCACACGGATGACAAAAGGGCAAAAGGCCTCTGCTGTCAAACGAAAAAGAGCTGCAGGTAATCCTGGAGGAAAACCAACTAACGTAAAAACATTTGCATAATGAATTTAGAAAAAGATTTACAAAAATTAAGAAAAGAAAAAGCATTAAAAGAATCTGCTATTGCACAACTTAGAAAAAGAAGTAAAGACTCTTTAGCTAGACCAAGAGCAGAAAAAAATATTTTATCAGATAATCCAGAGATGCAAAAAATTTAATGACTATTAGAAAAACAACTAAAGGACCAGGAGCTAATTATAGACCAACTAAATCTGGTGCTGGTATGACAGCTAAAGGTGTTAGAGCTTATAGAGCAGCTAACCCCGGTTCAAAATTAAAAACTGCTGTAACAGGTAAAGTTAAAAAAGGTTCAGCTGCTGCAAAACGTAGAAAGTCGTATTGTGCAAGATCAGCAGGGCAACTTAGAAATTCATCAGCTAAAACTAGAAACGATCCTAATTCAAGAATAAGACAAGCAAGAAGACGTTGGAAGTGTTAGACAAATTAGTATATAGATTTTTTGGTTTTTTAGATGATGCCATTGCATTTGTTGAAACAGGTGTTATAAAAATGACTGAATGGTGTTGGCATTCAAGAGTAAATTTATTAGATAAAAGGAGAAAGAAACATGCAAAACGAAGAATTAATAATATTAAATAAACTACAAAAACATCTTAAAGAGTCTTATCAATCTATTGGAGACAGCATGATTGCTGGTGGTATTGACAATATGGAAAAATACAAGTATATGATGGGACAGGCACATGCCTATTTAAGAATATCACAGGAAATATCATCCCTGCTAAACCCTAAGAAGGAGAAAAAAAATGATACTGAAAGACCAGAAAACGTCGTCGACTTCGGAAGCCCCAAAAGTTAAATCTGCATTATTGGATAAATACGAAGAAGATCATAAAAAAGAAGTAGACGGTTATGAACGTCTAAAGAAAAAAGAATCAAGTAAATTACCTGCACCTACTGGATGGAGACTTTTAGTTCTACCATTTAAAATGCCAGAAAAAACTAAAGGCGGATTATATTTAGGACAAGATACTTTAGAAAGACAACAAGTAGGTTCTACTTGTGGTTTGGTTTTAGCAATGGGACCACATTGTTATGATAAAGAAAAATTTCCTGAAGGAGCTTGGTGTAAAAAAGGTGACTGGATAATTTTTGCAAGATATGCTGGATCAAGAATACAGATAGATGGTGGGGAAGTAAGATTGCTAAATGATGATGAAGTTTTAGCAACCATCGATAAACCCGAAGATATACTTCATCAATATTAATCATAGTAACACTAGGAGGAAACTATGCCAGACTTAGAT